AGCTACCGGCACACAAACGCTTGGTGGCGCTGCAGCTTTCACAGTGCCACAGGGGACAAATGTTGCCCAGTATTGTGCAGACATAAACCAAGCTGAGCAAGGCAGGCTTTTCATGTCGCGTGAAGGTAATCTAGTCTTTCAAGCAAGGCTAGGCAACACGCTCAGCGGTTCGGTTGCAGACTTTCACGATGACGGCACAAATCTGCCTTACAACGGATTAGGCATCAGCTTTGAAGCGGATCAGGTAACTAACCGGGCAACGGTAAACATCATAGACGGCAGCCCACAAACAGCCGAAAATTTGGCTAGCCAAGCAACCTATTTTGTGCAAGCTTTATCCATCACAAATAGTTTGCTGCATAACGATGCAGCCGCTTTAACGCTCGCAGAGTACCTACTTGAGCCAAACCCTGAAGCGCGCTACACAAGTGTGGACACACAATTCAACATGCTCACAACCCCACAAAAAGACGCTTTAGCGGTAGTTGAGATAGGCGACACAATTACCATAGAGAAAACTTTTCCCAGCGGTGCCGGTACAACTGAACTAGCCCAAGAATTAGCGGTAGAGGGTATCGAGCACAGACTAGATTTTAGTATCGGGCACACGATCAGTTTATTTACAAGCCCTACAGTGATCGTTTATGAGCTGATACTTGATGATGCCGTGTATGGCATCCTTGATGCAGACAATGTTTTAGGATAATCTGAAAGATACTTATGGCAAATGAACAAACATCAGTTCCGCTATATGCAGCGGCACAAGTTTTAACTGCAGCAAATATGAATATTAGCGCTGGTACGGGTGTACCAGTTTTTGCTACTACGGTTACGCGTGATGCGGCTTTTGGTGGCGCTAATGAAAAGGTGCTTGCTGAAGGGCAGTTATGTTATTTGAGTGCTTCAAATATTGTGCAATATTATGACGGTGCAGCGTGGGCTACTGTAGGACCAGCGGCGGCTGCGTCAAATCCTGGTTTGGTTTGTGTTAAGGCTGAAACTGCGTTTACTGCGTCTGCTACGGTTTCGGCTGACAGCGTTTTTACTGGCACTTACACAAATTATTTAATTAAAGTTATTTATACGACTTCTTCTACTGCGGGTTTGCGTTTTAAATTGCGGGCAGGCGGTACGGCTACTTCAACAAACTATAACCGTCAAGATTTAGATGCTGCAGATACTACGGTTAGTGCTAGTAGGACTGCATCTACTACTAGTTTGTTTATTGGTTATGACACTAACGGCGATTTTAAAAGTTCTATAGATATAAATATTTTTGCACCGCAATTAGCGCAAGCAACTTTAGTGCAAGGTTTTAATGATGCTATGTTTCGTGGTGCTTCAACTACGCCGCTATTTTTTGTTCAGTCTGGCAACCAGTCAAGTTCTACACAGTTTGACGGTTTCCAATTGGCGCCCGATAGTGGCACGACTACAGGTACTTACACTTGTTACGGATACTCAAAGGCGGTATAACAATGAGGATTAGCGACAACGGCACAGACAGAGAAATGACAGCAGCAGAACTAGCAACCTACGCAACCGAGCAAGAAATGGCACAAACAGAACTAGCAAAAGAAAACGCCGCAAAACTTGCTAAACAGGTTGCACGCCAAGCCGTGTTAGACAAACTCGGGTTAACAGCAAATGAAGCCGCCGCACTATTTGGCTAGTTTGGCAATACTTGTGATGTTGAGTGCCTGCGAAACAACACGCGACAACACAATCACAACAAAAACACGCGTCAAAAACATGACACTAAACAAATGCAATGTGCCTGACAGATGCGACATAACACCATGACTCGACACCGCTACACCGCAGACGAATTACACGCACGCATGATCGTCACAGTCGGCATACTCTTAGCAATCGTATTCAGCACCATAGTTCTAGGCATGACCTACGGTTTACTGTTTGTCAGTCAGCCTGAGAAACAAGCACCAAACGATGCAGCTTTTATAGATCTAATGTCAACCATCGTAGTTTTTTTGACAGGCACACTTTCAGGCATTGTTGCATCTAACGGCATAAAAAAATCTAAATGAAATACATTGTCGGCACTGCGCCAGTAGTGACGCACGAATTATCTGGCATGCACGAATTTGCTAAACAGGTTTGCGCGCACTCAGACAAATCATTATGGAACAACGGCACATTCGTCATTCGCGATGTCAGAAACAAACCCGGCATAATTAGCAATCACGCAAAATCTTTAGCACTTGACGCATCGTACAGGTTTAGTAAAGTTAATGGTCGTAAGAATGGGCGCGAAGTATCGTTGCCGTATATTTACAAACTTTTAGAACACGCAGATATTTTGGGGATACAACTTGTGATTGACTACGCATTGCAACGCAGTTGGAAGTGTGATCGGCGTACATGGATTAAAATTGGTGTAGAAATTGGCGATTGGTATCATTTTGAGTTATCACCTAACTTCGCTAATGATCCAATTAAGGTAAAAGCCAGCTGGGATACGGTGTTTGGTGGCATCCCGCAAACCGTGTAAACCCTTAAGTAGGGTAGATATATCCAATCCGAGAAAGGGCTAGGTGTCTATGACGCTATTATCTAAAACAGTTTTAGGCTTAATTGCCGCTATTGCTTCGCTATTTATGTTTAACAAACCGCCTGCACCTACGCAGGCTGATCTAGCGCCACGCTATACAAGCGTTTATGTGGCGAATGAAGCGCCCGTAGTGCCTGTATCGGTAGCGCCTACAACTACTGTTAAAACGGCTCTTAAAGGCTGTGAAGCGGTATCTGAGATGGCTACCTATGTGGGCTGGGATCAGGCACAAATCCCCAAGCTTTTGGCTATTGCATGGCGTGAAAGCCGGTGCCGGGCAGATGCTTTTAACCCAGCTGACACGGTAGGGCAGTCCTATGGCACTTTACAATTAAATGATTTTTGGTGCTTGCCGTCAAAATACTTTAAGCAAGGCTATTTGCAGGCTTACGGGCTGTTAGACACTTGTGCGGATCTATTTGATTTAGAAACAAACTTACGCAGCGGGCTAGCTATTTACCGTTACTCAAATGGGTGGCGTGCATGGGGCAACTAAAACATTTTTGTATAGCGCTGCTACTTACTGCGTACACGCTTGCTATATGGTATTTTACTAAACGAAACCACAACTAGAGAAAAGGTTAATCATGCCCGAGAACATGGATGGATTATTTCACTCGATAGATGCAACTAATGCACAGCTAAAAGCGTTAATGAAAGTAATAGATGAAATCACAGGTAAGCCAATAGTGGCAAAACCAGCTGATATTTATCTGCCAAAAGTAACAGAGATAGTTACATCTACGACAATACGCAATCTAGAAATGCAAGCACAAGAATACGCTTTTGATGATGGTGATTTAGTCCACGATATAAAAATGGCTGTGATCGAGTTAAAGTATTTAACATCCATCGTTAAAGATTTGAGAGAGCGCATTGCAGAAAACGAAGTAGAGCACATGCGGCTTGAGCGCCTGATAGATAGATCATGATTACTGCATCTACTACACAAACTTTTACAGCTGCCGAAATAAAGTTTGTGCATAATTGGGCTGTAACTAAGGATGCTTACAAAGATAAGTGTGGGGTTGCTAACGGTAATCATCAGAAAGCCACAGAAAAGAATAGTGAAACTTCAGCTATGGGTTTATTTGGTGAATTGGCTGTCTGTAAATTGTTAGGCGGTACACCTGATCTAGATATCTATCCGGGTGGCGGCTCACAGCATGATTTAAATTGGCTGAATTTGACATGGCAGATAAAAACATCGGTAGAGCCCAAGCTGATCTTTAATTCTTTAAATCACTTTGCTTCGTATGGTGCAATCCTTGTGCACCTATTAACACCTAAAAAAGATATTTTCTTAGATCCAATCTTTGAAGTGTGGGGTGGCATCAGTAAAACACGCTTTGTTAAACGACACTACTTAGACGATTTTGGTTACGGTTGCCGCGTAGTGTGCGACTATGTGGATGTAACACCGCTCGAGGACATAGAAAGGATTTTAACTAATGAGTTTTAATCTAGGCGACTATGTAGATGTACGCTCACGGCTGCAACTGGCATTAAAAAAGTATCCTGATCTACGCATACAAGAAACATTGCGCGAAATAGTAGAGATGCCGGATAAGTCTTGTTTCATCCGGTGCACTGTCACTGTGTGGCGGGATCTAAACGATGTAATTCCATGTGTTGCTAGTGCAGCTGAGATATATCCGGGTAAAACGCCTTACACAAAAAACAGTGAAAATGAGGTGGGTTTCACTAGTGCTTTAGGGCGTGCACTTGGCTATATGGGTTTTGGGATAGATAAAAGTATTGCTTCACGCGATGAAGTGCAAGCTGCCCAGTCAAGGCAGCCCACACAGCTAGCGGCTGTAGTGCCGTTACATGATGTAGAGATGCCTTTCCCGGATGCACCTATTCGAGAGTATCCATCTAGTAAACAGCTGGGGCTTATGCGTGGGCTTGCTACATCACAAAACATTAAAGGCGATGATCTTAAGGCTTATTGCACAAAGGTGCTGAAGCGTGATATACACACGACAGGCGATTTAACAAAACAAGACATAAGTAAAGTTATAGATGCGCTAAAAGCGGCAGGAGAAACCGTATGAATGAGGAAAACATTAGGCGTTTCGCGGAAAGTATTAGTGGCGCGTTTCCGAGCAAAAATATGTTTGTAAAAAATATGGTTGCCGCTTACAGTAAAGAAACCTTTATCGAGCACATGAGCACTACTGAAGCTAAAGATCTATTTAGTCTTATCGTGCAAGAATGTGATGAGCCGCCATCACTGGGGCAGCTCAAAGCAATGTATTACCGAAACATAATCAAAGAGCCAGCTAAGCCGGTATGTGAATACTGTTTAAACAGCGGATGGATAACCCCACTACACCCGGATGGGACACGCAAAACACGCAGCAACGGGCTACACGACATGCAAGGCAACCTACTTGAATACACCTATGTCGAGCGCTGTGTGTGCATGGCTGTAAAGTAACGCACTCAGATAACTAATTACGGGCAGGGCTTGCATCAGTGCAATGATGTGTGCGACACGCGGAAAGCGCGGGTAGATGATCTATGTAGCGATACAAGGTCAAGCAAAAGAATACAGATATGGGTGCTCAAGTGATGGCAATCGAGCGGGGGGATATATCACTCTAGATATAAATAACAAACACACACACACAGAAACGCACTAACTTTAAATCACATGACAAACAAACGCCGCACACACAAAACCAAACCAGCACCGAAGCTGGGCAGCCACACACTGAAACAGCAAACACGAAACTCAACCGAGTTTAAACGCAATCGCAAACTAATACTGCAAGACAAACCACCATGCCATTGGTGCAACACAAACGAAGCAAACACAGCTGATCACCTAATAGAAATAGACAGATGGGATCACACACAGCCCGGCATAAACTCGCTCGATAACTTAGTGCCAGCATGCCGTCAGTGCAATAGCAGTAGAGGTGCACGATACGGAAACCTAAAAAGAAAAAACATTTACGAACCATCCCCAACAATAAATGTGAACACAAATAAAAATAATTATGCACACACACGCATTTTTATACAGAACACAGGACAC